TCGCGATCCCGGAAGAGCCCGCGGAGTCCGTGGCGATCCCGGCGGCGACGCCGTGACGTCCGTGCGAGACCGGCTGCTCTCCCGGGAGCGGCCGGTCGCCACCTACCCGTGCCGGGTCGCGTCGGTGGAGGAGACCACGGCCGCGGAACGGGCGCTCGTCACAGCGCACAAGGCCGCCAACGCGGTCAAGGCCGACGACAAGCAGGCCCTCACGAAGGCGAAGAAGACCCTCGCCGCCGCCGAGAAGGCCCGCGACGCCTGCTACGAGAAGATCCGCCTCCAGGCCATGGAGCCGAAAGCCTTCGAGAAGCTCCAGGACGCCTACCCGCAGGCCGACGACGGAGCCGACGAGGAGACCCGGAAGGCTGCCGATGAGTCCTACCTGCACGCCGTCTTCCTCGGCACCGTGCAGGGCGAGGGCATGTCCGAGGAGGACTGGACCGACTTCGTCCACCGCAACCTCAGCACGGGCGAGCGCAACGACCTCTACAACATGTCCATCGCCATCAACGGCCGCGTCCGGGCTCTGGACCCCGCCACCCCAAAAGGCTAGACCGCGACCCCACGCTCCGGCTGGAGGTGGAGGTGTCCCGCTACTACCGGATCTCGCACAGCGCGTTCCTGGAGTGGTCGAAGTCGGACAGGGACAAGGCTCTGTGGGCGCACATCCGGGAAGCCGAGACGTGTGGTGGGTGCGGGACGCGGCCTGACGAGTGGAACCCCGCCGAGGGCGGCAGCACGACGGCGTACCTGCCGACCGAGGCGGTGTGCCCCGGGTGCCGCCGGATCTCGGAGCGGCAGGCGTACCTGGCGGACAAGCACCAGAAGCACCTCCCGGGCGGTCTGAAGGTCCGCCTCAAGAAGCACACCGAGTAGAGGGGGTGGCCTGTGGCGACCGGCCAGCAGCAGCGCGACCTTCGCATCAACCTCAGTGCGAACACGGCCGGGTTGGAGAAAGGGCTCCAGCGCGCCGAGCGTGCCATGGAGGGCTACCAGCGGTCGGTGGAGGACGCCCAGAACGCCGTCGCGCGCCTGGAGCAGGAGCTACAGGCCGACATGGAGCGCACCCTCGCCGAGGTCGAGGAGCGGTCCGCCGCCCGCTCCGAGACCTGGCAGGCCATGGGCCGCGGCATGCTCGTGGCCGGCGCTGGGATCGCAGCCGGGCTCGGCATGGCCTCGGCAGCGGCGATCCAGTGGGAGTCCGATTGGGCCGGGGTCACGAAGGTCTTGGACGCCACACCGGAGGAACTCTCGCGCCTGGAGGACGGGCTGCGGGGCCTCGCGATGCAGATCCCCGTCACCCACACGGAGCTGGCGTCCATCGCCGCGGCGGCCGGGCAGCTCGGCGTCGAGTCCGAGCACATCCTCCAGTTCACCCAGACCATCGCGGCCATGGGTGTGGCCACCGACCTCACCGTCGAGGACGCGGCCATGCAGATGGCCAGGTTCAGCACCATCATGGGCACCCCACAGGACGACGTCGACCAGCTAGGCGCCGCCATCGTCGAGCTGGGCAACAACAGCGCGGCGACGGAGTCCGAGATCCTGACGATGGCGATGCGGATCGCGGGCGCGGGCAACACCATCGGCATTAGCGAAGGCGAAGTGTTGGGGTTCGCCGCGGCCATGGCCAGCGTCGGGATGGAGGCTGAGGCGGGCGGCTCGGCCGTCAGCCGCGTGCTGCTCGGCATCGACACCGCCGTCAGCACGAGCGGCGCTGAGCTGGTCACGTTCGCGCGCGTGGCCGGGATGAGCGCCGAGGAGTACACGCAGGCGTGGGAGGAAGACGCTGCGGGGGCCACACAGTTGTTCATCGCTGGTCTCGGCGAGATGAACGACCAGGGGAAGAACGTCACCGGCACCCTCAACGAGCTGGGATTGGGCGAGATCGTCGTCCGTGACGCGCTCCTGCGCATGGCCGGAGCCTCGGACATGGTGTCGGAGTCCCTCCAGCTCGGAAACCAGGGCTGGGAGGAGAACACGGCCCTCGTCGAAGAGGCCGCGGCGAGGTACGAGACCACCGAGTCGAAGATCCAGATCGCCCGCAACGCGATCACCGAGACCGGGATCGCGATCGGCGAGGCACTCCTGCCGATGCTCGGCGCCGCCGCAGAGAGGATCACCGACTACGGGATCGCCTTCCAGGGCCTCGACGAGGACCAGCAGCAGTGGGTTGCTGGCATCGGTGGAGGCGCTGGGGCGCTGGCGCTGCTCACGGGCGCCCTCGTCACCGTCGGACCGCGGGTGATCGAGTTCCGCGGGCAGATGCAGGAACTCGCCACAGGCGGGGCCACCCGGGTCCAGCGCGGCATCGGCAGCCTGGCCACGTTCATGACCGGCCCCTACGGTGCTGCGATCGGCGCGGTGCTGGCCCTCGGCGCGCTGTGGTTGGACCAGAAGGCCCGCCAGGTCGCCGCCGAGCAGGAGTGGGCGAACGCGCTCACCGAAACCGGCGGCGTCATCGACGGGTCGATCGCGGCCATGGCCGCCCAGAAGCTGGAAGAGACAGGACTGCTGGCCCTGTCCGAGGAGCTGGGCGTCCAACAGGGCGTGCTCACGCAGGCGTATGTGGAGTCCGGGGAAGCCCGTGACGCGCTGACCATGGCGGACCAATGGGCGCAGGCCGCCAAGCAGGGCCTCTTGGACACCTACGACCAGGAGGGGCAGCAGATCCGCGACCTGAACGCCGCCTTGGAGGTGTTGTTCGGGACCGGCACGACCTGGCGGGACCTGACCTCCGAGCAGTGGACCCAGGTCCAGAACCTCAACGGCGGCCTGGGCGAGCAGATCGACACGATGAACGCCGGCGCGGAGGCGCAGGCAGCGGCGAACGCGGAGACCGAGACCGCCGCGACCGCCTATCTGACCGCGTCTGAGGCGGCCGACCAGTTCACGCAGAGCGTCAACACCGCCAACCAGGCGGTCGCCGACGCGATCAGCGCGGAGCTGGACTACAACGCGACGATGCTGCGCGTCACGGAGACCGTCACGGAGAACGCGGGCGCGACCGACCGTCACACCGAGGCGGGCATCGCCAACCACCGGTCGATCCTGGACCTGATCGCGGCCGGTGAGCGCGAGACGCAGACGATGATCGCCAACGAGGCATCGACGGAAGACCTGGAGGCGCAGAAGCGAAAGCTCCGTGCGGACCTGGAGACCCTGCGCACCACGGTGGGGCTGACCGATGAGCAGTTCGCCGAGTACGACGAGATGCTGCGGTCCGTCGAAACGGAGATCGACACCGCGATCGAGGTCCGGGCCAACGGCACATGGGCTGGGGTCAGCACGAGCGCGCGGTCCGGGAACCCGTTCGCCGGCGCGAGCACGTTCGCCACGGGCGGCCCGGTGTTCGGCGCAGGCGGTCCGACAGAGGACAAGATCCCCGCGTTGCTGTCCAACAACGAGCACGTGTGGACGGCCGCTGAGGTGGCCGCGGCTGGTGGTCACGAAGCAGTGTCCGCGCTGCGGGCGCTGGTCAAGTCCGGGAGCCTGAAGCTCGGAGAGGAGCCGCAGGCGTTCGCCCGGGGCGGCGCGGTCCTTCCCCGGTCCGCTCGGATCGTCGATGACCACGACGAAGAGACACGCATCAACATCCAGCGCCTGTTCGCGGCGACGACTGCCGGTGTGGCCAACGACATGGCCGCCCAGTACAAGAAGTGGATGCAGTCCGGCGGGTCCGTGGTGGCCGCGTGGCGGTCCCAGACGGGCGTCCCGTACAGCTGGGGCGGGGGCGGCCCCGGCGGCCCTGGGTACGGTTTTGCTCAGGGTGCGGGGATCAGGGGCTTCGACTGCTCCAGCCTGATGCAGTACGGGTGGAGCAAGGTCGGGGTGAGCCTGCCCCGGGTGACCTACGACCAGATCAACTACGGCCGCCCTGTGTCGAAGGGCAGCGAGCGGCCGGGCGACCTGGTGTTCCCCCACAGAGGCCACGTCGCGGGTGTGTCCGGGCCGGGCCGGGTCATCCACGCCCCGCAGACCGGATCGTTCGTGCACGAGCGGGCCATGTACCCGAACCCCATCGCGATCCGCCGGCCAGGCCGGTTCGACACGGGCGGGATGCTCCGGCACGGGGAGCTGGCGGAGAACGCGTCGCGGCGGCCGGAGCGGATCCTGTCCCCGCGGCAAACCGACTCCTTCGAGCGCCTCGTGGGGCTCCTGGGCGGGACCACCGTGCCCGCCCAGGGTTCCGGCCCGCAGGAGGTCCACTACCACGTGCACCACGTGCCCGGATTCAGCACGGAGCGCGATCTCCAGCGCGCCGAGGAGCATCGCCAGCAGCGCGTCCGCGCGGGTCGGAGGGGGTGAGGTATGCCGCTGATCATCGTGGCGCCGCCGGTCCTGCCGCCGCCGCCCCGGGTGTGGCCGAAGGTGCCGACCCCGCCCGGGAAGAGGGTGGTGTGGGTGTCGCCCGACGGGGACGAGTTCCCCCTGACGGACGGAGACGAGTACACCAGCATCACCGGCCGGTCGGGGTTCGGCCGAGTGACACCCGACCTGGTGACGGATGCGACGGCATCCGGGGCGGCCCGGCTCGCTGACTACCGGGACACCCCGCGGCTGATGCGCATCCCGCTCGTGGTGTCCGGCGACGACCCCGACGCCTACCTGGCCTCGTGGCGCGCACTGGTGGCGTCCACCTGGCACCGGCGGCCCGGCGAGATCGCCATGGGCCGGATCCGGGTGGAGCTGCCCGACGGGTCCTGGCGGCACATCCAAGCGGTCTACCACTCTGGCCTAGACCCCTCCGAGGACGTCTTGGACGACCTGATGTGGAGCAGGCAGGAGCACCAGGCGCTGGAATTCTGGGCGCCGGAGCCGCACTTCGAGGGGCCGGAGATCGCACTGTCCTGGCGGCTGGCGCTGGACCCGGTCCCGTTCTACCCGATCTACCCGCTCGGCCTGAAAGCGTCACAGGTCGGCGGGTCCGCGACGATCGACTCCCCGGGCGACGCCCCGTCGTACCCGGTGTGGCAGATCACCGGGCCCGGCACTCCCGTCGTCACCTCGGAGACCACCGGCCAGACCTGGGCATTCTCCGAGCCCGTACCCGCCGGGAGGACCGTGACCGTGGACTGCCGTCCTCCGTCGGTAGCCCCCGACACCGGGCTCACCGCATATGACGACCTCGGCGGGGACTGGTGGTCCAGGTTCGCGGGGTGGCCGGAGCTGTGGGACATCCCGCCGGGGGAGACCCGCCTGTCCGCACAGATGATCGGCGCGACCGCCGACACGAGGCTGTCGGTGTCGTTCGCGCCTCGGTACCTGGCGGGGTGGTGACGACGTGATCCGAAAGCTGGAGATCTACGCGCGCGCCCCCGACCTGACCCGGCGCGGGCCGCTGCCGTGGGAGACCGCGACCGTCACCCTGGACCACCTCGGCGTGTGCGCCTGGGACCTGACCATGGACGCCCGCGTCGCCCACCGCACCGGGCCCGGGTGGGGGGTGTTCATCACCCTGGACCGCGAGGTCATTCTCTCCGGGTCCGTGGAGGACCCGGAGAGGGAGAAGGACTCGGCGACGTCACCGGGCACGATCCGGGTGTCCGGCGCCGGGGACCTGGCGGTCGTTGCCGGGGCGCTGGCGTGGCCCTCCCCGGAGGCGCCTCTCACTCTCCAGTCGACCCGCGCGAACACCAGGTCCGGCCCCGCGGAGACCGTCATCAAGGGATTCGTGTCCGCCAACATCGGCGTGAACCGCGCGGCCACCCGACGCGACCCGGCCGCGCCACTGGCCCGCCAGGTCGTGGTCGCACCCGACCTCGGCCGCGGATCGACGGTGGAGTACAGCGCCCGGTTCACCCCGCTCATGGAGGTCATCCGGGCCTGCCACGGCGGACTCGGAGTCGCCGTGACCCAGCAGGGCGAAGACCTCGTGTTCGAGGTCCACCCCACCGTCACCCGGCCGTCCGCTGTGTTCTCCCACCACTTGGGCAACCTCCGTGCGGTGCGGTGGAGGGACGCCGCTCCGGAGGTCACCCACGCCATTGTCGGCGGGGAGGGCACTGGGGTTGGCCGGAACCTACGGGTGCGCTCCGACTCCGCCGCGGCGAACGCCTGGAGGGTCGCGAGCGAGGAGTTCATCGACCAGCGGTCGGAGACCTCCGCCGCGGCGCTCAACGCGGCAGGGGACCAGGCGGTCGCGGACGGGCGCCGGACCGGCATCATCGCCGCGACCCTCGTGGACACGCCGAGGCTCCGGTACGGGCAGCACTACGGGCTCGGCGACCGGGTCACGATCATGCCGGAGCCCGGCTCGGCGTACACCGACCAGGTCACGTCGGTGACCATCGACGCGGACCGCCGTGCAGGGACGCTCACCATCACTCCGGCCGTCGGGTGGGCGACCGGTGGCCTCTACCAGACCCGGCGAGACCGGGAGATAGCCCTACTACGCCGCGCCGTGAGCGCGCTGGAACGGAGTGTGTGATGCGTTCATGGCCTCACGCCTTGGAGCCCGACGGGGTCACCCCGCAGGAGACCACCGAGGCCGATTTCCGGTGGTCCCTGGCGATGGCGACCCAGGACGGTGTCGACCGGGACGCCGGGTCCGGTCTGTCCGCCACCGTCTCCGGCAACAACCTGGTGCTCAACACGGGCCGCGGCGCGGTCGCCGGGTACAGCTTCGCCGTGGACGCCCCGGAGCCGGTGCCCGTGCCCACCAACGGCAGCGCACTGACCCGCATCTTTCGGCTGGTGGCCCGCCTCGACGTGGCCGCGTCCCGCATCTACCCGCACGTGCTGGTCGGCACCGCGTCCTCGAACCCGCAGCCGCCGGCGCTGACCCAGACCGACGCGATCTACGACCTGCCGCTGTGGCGGTGCCGCCGCACGGGCGGCGGGGGTGCAATCAGCCAGTTGGTGTCCGAGCGGTTCTACCTCAACCCGTCCGGTGCGCCCACCTGCACGTCGACCACCCGGCCGCCGAACCCGCTGCCCGGCACGCTGCTGTACGAGTCCGACACCGGCCGTCTGGTCATCTACCACGGCGGGCAGTGGCGCACCGTCGCGGACAGCGCGTACCCGACCGCGTGGACGCCGATCGCGCTTCGCTCCAGCAGGTACAAGGGGCACTCGAACGGTTTCACGCCCGCCTGGCGGTTCCGGGAGCCCGGCCGTGTCGAGCTGCGAGGGGCGATCACTCGCACAACAGAGGATGCCGCCCTGATCAGCGGCGACTACATCGGCGAGCTGCCCGCCGCCGCCCGCCCTGCCGGGTTCGTGCGGTTCGCGACCGCCGCCCACGCCCGTGCCGGGTCGACCCCGCAGACGCGCGGCACCGTCGTCCGCATCGAGATCAAGTCGAAAAACGCCTATCCCGACGACGGCCAGATCACCCTGTGGACCGACTACAACCCGGAATGGGCCGCCCTCGACGGCATCGAGTACAACGTCTAGGAGACCCGTTCATGGCCAGGTACTGGTTCGGAGATCAGCCCGCGGACGTCGTCGTGGCCGCAGGCGACCAGGTCGGTGTCGAGACGATGGTCGGGTACCTGGCGGTGCTAGCCCCGTCGGTGACCCTGTGGGCCTACGACTACGACACCGGGGTTCGCATCACGGACCTGTTGGACAGCGGCGGTGTCGAGATCAGCTCCATCACCACCGACCTGACCGGGCGCATCCCCCGCTTCCGGGGCCCCGACGGTGTGGAGCGGATGCTCGTGGGCCAGGACCCCACCGGGCTGCCGGAGGGCACCGACGTGCCCCGCTGGACGGTGCTCACCACGAGTTACCCCGACATCGTGTCCAGCCTCCGTGACCGGCTCGCCGCCCTGGAAGCGGACGCCGGCGGCGAGTACACCTCGTCGTCACATCCGCTGCTGTGGGCCACCCCCGGCGCGGTGGCCACCCACACCAGCCCTCACCACGTAGCGAACCTCGACGGGAGGGACCAGACGGTCACTGCCGTGCGGGCGAAGGCGACCCTGGCAGCCTCCTCCCAGCTCACCATCACCGTGTCCACCGTGGACCTGACCACCGGCACCCTGACCACGGTGGAGACGCTCGTGCTCACCTCCGCCGCCCCGGCCGCCCTCGTGGCCGTGCCCGCCTGGGTCGTGCCGGACGGGGCGGGGCTCACCGTCGGTGCGACCGTGGACTCCGGCTCGGCGGCGGCGTTGACCGTGCAGGTGATGGTGCGATGACGGTCATCCTCGACACGTTCGAGCGCTCCGTCGCGGCAGGGTGGGGCACCACCGCCACCGGCCACACCTGGCTGACCTCCGGCGGCGCCGCCTCGGACCGATCCGTAACCCCCGGCGCGGGCCGGGTCACCCTGGCCGCGGACCCGGGCACCATCCGCGAGCAGCGGCTGTCGCGGCCGTGGGGCGACGGCGAGCAGTTCGCCGAGGTCGTGGTGGGTCAGGTGTCCGTCACGCAGCCGCTCCTGGTCGCGCTCGCCTTCCGGCGCGACCCTGCCGTCTCGGGCGCGTACTACCGGGCTCGGCTGGTCCTGGGCACCGACGGCACGGTGGGTCTCAGCGTCACCCGGGGCACCACCCAGATCGGCACGACCGCGGCGACCGGGGTGACGTACACGGCCGGGACCCGGCTGCGGATGCGCGCCCGCGTGGACGGGCACCGGGTGCGCGCCCGCGTGTGGCAGGCGGCCCTGGCCGAGCCCATCGTGTGGCAGGTCGACCAGACCGTGGCCACGGACCCCATCGCGGTCGGCGACATGGGCGTGATGATCTCGGCGTTCACCGGCAACACCAACCCCGCCCCGTGGGTGGAGGTGCGGCGGCTGGAGGTCCGCTACGACCTCGTCGTCGACAACCGTCTCGCCGGCGCGGTGGCCGCCCAGGTGTCGAACACGACCCTGGCCGCGTCGGCGACGACGGGCACGGTCACCATCGCCGCGCCCGGCACCCGCGCGACCTACGACACCGCCCAGACCGTCCTCGGCTACCCCGCGGTCCGGGTCGCCAGCGGTCACCACCGCGCCGAGACGCCGCGCCTGCGCGTCACCCTGCCCGCGTCGGGGCCGTGGTCGGCGCGCTGGTACTGCTGGGTGCCGCACCTCCTCGACGCGGGGCACGGCAGCAACGAGGTGCGATCGGTCGCGGTCCTGCCCACGCACGCGTGGACGGTACACGCCACCACCGCCGGGAACGTGGGCTCGCGCCTCCAGGTCCCGGACCTGGCCGCGACCTCGCTGGGGTGGACCACAGAGGGCGGATCCGCAGTCGCGACCGGCCAGTGGGCGCGGGTCGAGATGGTCTACACCGGCACCGACCTGATCACCCGCATCTACCAGGGGCACTCCCTCACCGGGGGGCGCATCCACACCTGGGCGGGCCTGCCCGACCCCGGCCGGACCCTGGACGTGACGGCGTACCGGTGGCGGCGCCGCACCACCCTTCGGTTCGGCGACCAGGGAGTCGAGGTCACCGCGCTCCAGAACGACCTGCTGGACCTCGGCTACAACCTGGGCACGTGGGGCGCCGACGGCGACTTCGGCAGCGCCACCCGCAACGCCGTCATGTCCTTCCAGACCACACGCGGACTCACCCCGGTCGACGGCGAGGCCGGACCCGAGACGCGCGCCGCCATGGACCTCGCACTGGGCCGGATCCCGCCGCCGCTGTGGGTCAGCCACCTCGCCGTCGGCCAGGGGCAGTGGATCGGCCCCGCGGAGCCGGAGGTGACCGCGGCTGAGGACACCGCCCAGCTCCGCGTCGGCTTCCTGCCCATCTAGGAGGTAACCGGTGCCAGATGAGCCCACCATGTGGGAGTTGAAACGGGCGATCGAGTCGGGCTACCGGGAGCTGACCAGTGATATCGCACAGCTCAACCAGCAGCTGTCCATGTACGTGCTCCGCGAGGTCTACGACGCGCACCGGCTGGCCGACGAGCAGCGCCGCACCGCCGACCTTGAGCGTCGCGCCGCTGACCTCGATCGCGTCGCCCGCCTGGAAGCGCAGGTAGTCGACCAGCGCGAGCAGACACGCCGGGCCATGTGGACCGCGATCAGCAGCTTCCTCGCACCCATCGCCGTCGCGGTCGTGCTCGCATTCATGCTCCGAGGCGGTGGGTGATGGCCATGCACAGACCCACCGCCCGCGGCGCGCTGTTCGTGGCGGCCCTGGTCGCGGTCGCGGCGGTCCTCGCGGTGCTGGTCGGTGCTGTCGTGCAGCAGTCCCAGCGGCTCGCCGACGCCGAGCAGCACCGGGAGGAACTGTCCCGCCAGGTCGAAGGTCTCGGCGGTACCCCGGTGCCCGCGCCGACCGGCGAGCCGACCCCCGGACCATCCGGCCCGCCAGGCCCGCCCGGGGGCGACGGCCGCGACGGCTCCCCCGGCCCGACCGGAGAGAACGGCGCTCCGGGGGCGCCAGGGTCCGACGGGGACGATGGCGCAGACGGCGAGCCCGGCCCCACCGGCCCGTCCGGATCGACTGGCGAGCAGGGCCCGCAAGGCGCACCCGGCCCAGCGGGGCCGCAGGGAGAGCAGGGGCCCGCCGGGCCGCCCGGACCTCCTGGCCCCTCTGGTCCGCCGGGCCCGACCGTGACCGTCACCCCCGACGACCCCACCTGACCCACATCCACGGGCCCCGGTTTTACGCCGGGGCCTTCGCATGCCTGGAGGCACCTGCGCATGGTCACCATCATCAGCCGGTCCGCGTGGGACGCACGCGCCCCACGCTCCCGGTCCTACGTGTCCTGGCCGTCCAGGGTGGAGTTCACCCTGCACTACGCCACCGGATCCACCAGCCAGACCCCGCGCCAGATCCAGGGGTTCCACATGAACTCCCGCGGCTGGTCCGACATCGGCTACAACTTCCTGGTCGACTCCGAGGGCCGCATCTACGAGGGCCGCGGCTGGACCGTTCTGGGAGCGCACGCCGCGCCCCGCAACGTCCAGGGCCTCGGCGTCTGCTACATCGGCGACGACGGCATGACCGACGCCGCCAAGCGGTCCGTGGTCGACCTGTACGACGAGGCGTGCCGACGGGCTGGGCGGACCCTGACCCGCAAGGGACACCGCGACATCAACTCGACGTCGTGCCCCGGCACGAAGAACCACGCGTGGTGGAAGTCGAAGAACTACCGCAACGTCGCCGCGGGTGGCGGGTCGCCTGCTCCGTCCCCGACCGAGCCCGTCTACCGGCGCGAGGACCGCGACGGGATGTTGGAGCCGTTCGAGTACGGGGCGGCGATCGGCGCCCTGCAGCGCAAGCTCGGCATCAAGGACGACGAGTACTTCGGCCCCGTCACGGAGAAGGCGGTCCGCGCCTACCAGAAGCAGCACGGTCTGGACGTGGACGGCATCGCCGGTCCCGCGACGCTCGCCCACATGGGCCTGGCCGAGGCGGCGCCGGACACGAAGCCGACCCCGAAGCCGACCCCGAAGCCCGGCGACGGCCGCCTGGCCGAGGACGGGCAGCTCGGACCGGTCACCGCGAAGCGCGTGCAGCGCGAGCTGGGCGTCACCCAGGACGGCGTGTGGGCGCGGCTCACCGTGCGCGCCCTGCAGCGCCGGGTCGGCGCGGGCGACGACGGGCTGCTCGGCCCGAAGACCACGAAGAAGGTCCAGGCCCGCGTGGGCGCGAAGGTCGACGGCATCTGGCCGTCCATCGCCCGCGTCTACAACTCCGGACTCGTGGAGCTCAACAGCTCGGCGCGGTCGGAGACCACCGAGAAGATCCAGGCCGCCATCAACCGAGGAGAGTTCTGATGTCCCACCCTGCTCCCGACCCGCTGCCCGGCAGCAACGCCGCCACCCGCGCGGACGCCCGCTCCCGCTTCCTGCGCACCGTCGCCCAGGGCGCGCTGTCCACGGTGCTGGTCGCCGCGGCCGCGACCGTCATCCACGTGGTCACCCCGGCCGAGGTGGTCGACTGGCCCGCGCTGGGCATCGCGGTGGCCACCGCCGCCGGCACCGCGCTCGCCGCCTACGTCCAGCGGACCCTGGAAGGCCCGCGCCGGTAGACCGCACAGCACAGCGTCCCCGCCCCACCGTCATGGTGGGGCGGGGGCACTTCGTCGCGTCCGGGGTCAGGTGACGTGCGGGTCGCCCCACCACACGCCGCCGCCCAGTCCAAGGAGGGTCTCCTCCAGGTGCTGACCGATGCGATCACGCACCGGTTCGGCCGGGTCCAGGGCGTGGTCCTCCCGGTACGCCTGCGCCTGGGCGGGGGTCTGTGGGAGCCGCACCCAGTAGTGCAGCTCCGGCGGCTCCTTGGCCATCGGTTACCTCCGGTCACCTCGTGGTCTGACTCCCCGCGCTGCTATGGACACGGCCAGTCGCTGCGCGAGGGCTGAGAGAGGCCCACCGGCTCTCCCCAGGCCGGTGGGCCCGATCCGGCAGGACGGCTGCCGGGGCCACCCCCTCCCCTGCCGGGGGTGGCCGTCTGGTCCCGCGCCCGGTGATGCGGCGGCATTGGGGAACCGGGCGCGGGGGTCTAGGTGGCGGCTTCCAGGCGCTCGAGCGGCGACCGCCAGCGGACCGGCATCGGGTGCGGGTCACGGTCCGCTGTGCGGGCCACGCGCGCGACCGGGCCGTCCTCGGCGGCGTACACCGCGTGGCTGTGCAGGTCCGGGCCGAGGTAACGGACCCGCGTGTGGTGGCGGCGCGCCCACGAGAGCAGGGCCGTCATGGTCGGCAGCTCACGCACCTCGCAGACGGCGGTCACCGGGTCACCCCCTGCTCCACCGTGGCGAGCGTGTACCGGACGGCGAGATCGGGCTCGGCGTCGAGCTGGCGGAGCGCCCGGATCAGGTCGGTGATGTCCACCGGGGAGCGGTGGCGGCCGCCGCCGAGGAGGCCGCGCACGTGCTGTGCGCGGGCGGCGAGCAGCGCCTGCCGGTCGGGCCAGGCGAGCGGTCCGGCGGGGGGCAGGTCGTAGACGGCGGCGATGGCGTCGAGCAGCTCCTCGACGTCGGCCAGGGGGACCGTGGCGTGCGCGTCCGTGATGGCCATCTACGCCACCGTCCTCATGTCCAGCCAGGACCGGACTGCCGTCGCCAGCGGGGCGAGATCGCCGAGCGGGATGACGTAGGCCCGCACCCGTGCGGCGACTGGGATGGTCGGGATGACGTAGGCCCGGGGTCGGGCGGCGCGGCGCGGGCGCCGGCGGCTGCACGCGGCGGCGGCGAGCTGCCGCACAAGGTTCAGGTCGTCTGTTCGCAGGTAGCGCACAGGGCGCCTCCTTCTCAGATGCCGGATGGGAGGTCCGGCGGCTTCTGGCTGGCCTCCATCGTCGCTACCATCGCCAGAATTTGCAAGCCCCAAATTTTAAGGAGGCTGGTATTTTCTCGGCCAGACCCCAAAGACTGATGCGAGGTGCGTGAAATGTCGGATTCCCAGGCGATCCACGTAGGATCAGGCCACCGTCAGCGGCCCCCGAGGAAGGACAGCGACGTCATGGTCAGCCCGACTCTGCGCCGTCGGCGACTCAGCCGTCTGCTCTTCCAGCAGCGGGAGCGCGCCGGGTTCACGGCGAAGGCCGTCGCTGCCGAGGCGAAGCGCCGCAGCGGCAAGGTCCGCGGCTGGTCCGAGTCGAAGGTGAATCGCCTAGAGACCGGCGACTGGAAGCGGCTCTCCGTCGACGATGTCTACCTGCTCCTGGACATCTACGAGGTCACCGATCCGACGGAGCGCCGCGCCTACGCGAGCCTCGTCAAGGAGGCCAGCCAGAAGGGCTGGTGGGCCACCTACGAGAACGTGCTCGGGTCCGGCCAGCTCATCGGGTTGGAGGCCGAGGCGTCCTCGATCCGGTCGTACCAGTCGATGACCATCCCTGGGCTGCTCCAGACCGAGTCCTATGCCCGCGCGATGGCGATCGCGTCAGCGATGGGCGAGTCCGACGACGTAGACCGCCGGGTTGAGGCCCGCATGCTGCGGAAGGCGGTCTTCTCGCGCGCGACCCCGCCGGCCTTCTGGACCGTCATCGACGAGGCAGCCCTGCTCCACGTCACGCCCGACCTCAGGGACCAACTGGAGTACCTTGTTGAGGTCAGCCACCGGCCAAACATCGGTATCCAGGTCCTCCCCGCTGCACACGGACCGCACGCTGCGATGACGGGCCACTTCGTCATCATGGAGTTCCCGATGCCGGACCCGCCGGTCGTGTATCTGGAGGCCGTGTCCGAGGAGCTTTACCTGGAGTCCGAGGAGCAGGTCCGGCAGTACACGCGCCGGTTCGACTTCGTGCAGGCATCTGCCCTGTCCGTGGACGAGTCCCGCGAGCTGATCCGCACCCGACATTCAGCCCTCTGAAAGAGCAGCTATGCCAGAGACATCCCACCCACTGAGCTTCCGCAAGTCCTCCTACAGCGGTGGCCAGACGCAGGACTGCGTTGAGGTCGCCGACCTCCCCAGGGGCGCGGCCGTCCGCGACTCCAAGCACCCCGACGCCGGGCACCTGCCGTTCCCGAGCACCGAGTGGGTGGCGCTGCTGACCTCCGCCACGCACCACTAGCGGAAAGACGAAGGCCCCGGTCGGTGATCGACCGGGGCCTCGTCCATGCTTGCCAGAAGCATATCCCGCGCTCACTCTACCGCCCGCGCCGGGCGGGAACCAGGCTCCGAACGCTTCTGGACGATTCTGAACGAATCGAGACGGTTATCCACAGGGACGCGGCCCGCTGGCTACTTCTCCGCGTCCACTTCCGTGACCGCGACCGTGGCGCCGGGCACTGCGCGGAGGCCGGCCTCCTGGACCATGAGCATGACGTAGGGCGTCACGTCGTCATCCGGTCCGAGCCCGTGCTGCTCGCGGAGCGCGGCCACCTGCTCGTCGGTGAGCTCTACGGGGACGTCGATCGTGTACTTCGGCATGGCGCTCCTCCGGATCGCAGGCCCTCAGTGTAGGTCGGTCAGGCGGCGGCCAGCTCGTGCTCGCCCATGGCCGCGCGGACAGTGGCCAGGATCCGGCGGCCAGTCCGCTCGGACACCCGGCCGAGGCCGGACGCGGCCAGGAGCGCGGCCACATCCGCGCCCTTGGCCGTGGCCATCCGGGTGTCCGGGGCGGCCGGATCGGTCAGCCACTCCATGACCACCTCCTCCCGCGCGCCGATCGTGGCCACGGTGACCGGGCGGCGGACAGCGGCCGGACGCCGCGCCGAGGTGGCCTCATGTTCCCGGCCGTCCTCCTCCGGTGCGGCCACGGCCGTGCGGGCGAGGACCTCGGCGACGGTGACGACCGCCGTGCAGATGACCGGCCGGTCGTCCACCAGGCGCTCGCTCAGGGCGGCCACCGGCACCACCTGTCCGCAGATGACCGGGCGGGTGTCCGGCCCCTCCTCGGCGACGGTCAGCCGCTCAGTGAGCGTGTCCGCCGAGACGAGGGCGCCGCAGATGACCGGCCGGGTGTCCGCGGCCGCCGCGCGCCCGGCCGCCTGCTCCTCGGCGGCCGGGCGGCGCGCGGCCACGCGGGACATGACCGCAGGCACCGGCACCGTGTGGCCGCAGATGACCGGGCGGGTGTCCGGCCCCTCCTCGGCGACGGTCAGCCGCTCAGTGAGCGTGTCCGCCGAGACGAGGGCGCCGCAGATGACCGGCCGGGTGTCCGCGGCCGCCGCGCGCCCGGCCG